CAGCTCATTGAGCAATACGCCATGAGTGTGGCTCGTTGGAGGGCCTGCGAGGACGCTATAACCCAGTTCGGATATCTTGCCAAACACCCGACGACTCAGGCTCCGTCAACATCACCGTTTGTGACGATGAGTCAGAACTACATGAAGCAGACAAACCAGATTTGGTTCCAGATCTTCTCGATTGTAAAGGAAAACAGCTCGATCGAGTTCGGTTCCACCGGTGTCATTGACCCGATGGAAAAGCTCCTGAGCCAGTTATAAACAAATCCCACATCCATTGGAGACCACTCTATGTACGAAAAAGTCAATCCGGCACACCCGGACAAACTCGCCGACCGCATCGCCGGTGCGATAGTCGATCTTGCCTACAGCAAGCAACGCAATCCAAAGATTGCTGTCGAGGTTCTTCTTGGGCACGGAAAGTGCAACATCATCACAGAATCTTCGGTCAAGCTCAATGATCAGGACATCATTGAGGCAGTCCTGAGAATTGCAGGATTCACTCCGCAGGTCGCCATTTACCAGCATCCGCAGGACAGACATCTATCAGAGAATCAGGCAAAGGAGATTCGCTGTGGGGACAACGGAATCTTTAAGGGAGTCCCAGTGACAAACGAGCAAATCATGCTCTGCGCTGTGGCCAAGGATATATACCGGCGCTACCAGACCGACGGCAAATACATCCTGGACAAAAACCGACTGATCATTTGCCAGAGCCATGCAGAAAAGAATGTCCTCTCTACATTCTATCCATACGCAGAGATCAATCCCCTCGGGGACTGGACCGGTGGTCCTGATGTGGACTGTGGCGCGACAAACAGGAAGCTTGGATCCGACATGGGGGATTCTATCACCGGTGGCGGTCTTCATGGAAAAGACCTGAGCAAAGCGGACGTCTCGATCAACATCTACTGCTGGCTCAAGGCCCAGAAGACAAAGAGACCCGTTGAGATATCCTGTGCGATCGGTGACAGCCGCATCGACGGTAGACCGTACTCGGAGATCGTTAGCATCGCCAGAGACTACATCAGGTCTTTGGGCGGATTCGAGAAGTTCGCTGAATGGGGACTTATCAGATGAATGAAAACAAGACTCAATACTACCTCGCAGACATAAGCACGTTGATTCCATATGCCCGCAACTCCCGCACGCACACCGATGAGCAGGTGGCTCAGGTCGCCGCATCAATCAAGGAGTTTGGGTTCCTGAACCCCGTGATCATCGCAGAGGACAACACCATCCTTGCCGGACACGCAAGGGTGCTGGCAGCCCGCAAGCTCGGTCTGGACAAGGTTCCCTGCGTCAAGGCGGAGAACCTCACCGAAGCCCAGAAGCGTGCCTACATCATCGCAGACAACAAGCTGTCCCTGAACGCCGGATGGGACGAGGAGCTTCTTGCCGTGGAGATCTCAGATCTTCAGGCAGAGTCATTCGACCTGTCCCTGTTGGGTTTTGACGAGAAGGAGCTGGACAAACTGCTCTCCCCTTCAGGTGAGGATGTCAAGGAAGATGACTTTGACATCGATGCAGAACTGGACAAACCCGTCTTCACGAAGGATGGGGATCTCTGGCAGATCGGAAGACATAGGCTTCTGTGCGGAGACTGCACCAAGAAGGAGAACCTCGATCGACTGATGGAGGGCCGGAAGGCAAATCTCACCGTCACAGATCCCCCATATAACGTCAACTACGAGGGGGTCGCCGGGAAGATCAGAAATGACAATCTCGGAGACGAGGAGTTCTTCAACTTCCTTCTCTCTGCTTTCAGCAGGATGCATGAGAACATGGCATCAGACGCATCCATCTATGTGTTCCATGCGGATACCGAAGGCCTGAACTTCCGAAGGGCATTCGACGAGGCGGGCTTCCATCTGTCAGGCTGCTGCATCTGGAAGAAGTCTCGTCTTATGATGGGGCACAGCCCATACCAGTGGCAGCATGAACCATGCCTCTTCGGCTGGATCAAAGGCGGCAAGCATCACTGGTACTCGGACAGGAAGCAGTCCACAATCTGGGAGTTCGACAAGCCGACGAAGAACGATCTTCACCCCACAATGAAGCCGTTGGCATTGATCAGCTACTGCATCCTCAACAGCTCAATGAGCAACACCCTTGTCCTGGACCCGTTCCTCGGAAGCGGAACAACCATGATGGCATGCCAGCAGCTTGACCGTTCCTGCTTCGGACTCGAGCTCGATCCCAAATACTGTGATGTGATCATCAACCGCTACATCGAGCTTGTAGGAAGCACTGAAGGCATCACTGTCGAGAGAAACGGAACGGTCCTCACCTATGAGCAGGCCAAGTCTCTGGTCGAGTCAACGGAGGAAGCCGATGGATAAGATTACAGCCATTGCAACTGTGGTCGTCTGCCTGTTCGGCAGCGGAGGCATCGTCCTGTGGTTCCTGAACCGGGTGGCCAAGAAGCATGACGCGAGGGACACCACAGCAAAGGACCTGAAGGAGATCAAGGAATACATAAAGACCCTGCAGAGGGGTCTGATCATGTGCCTTGAGAACGACAGCGTGGTCTTCAACGCACTGAAGACTCATCAGATTAACGGCGACAGTGAGCTGCAGGAGAAGAAGATGAAGGCCTACTTCCTGTCGCTTCTGGAGGAAAGGAAATGACGATACTGCTTTTGATTCTGCTTGCATTCTCGGTCTTCACAGGCCTTGTGATGGAGTTCTACAAGAAGAAGATACGCAAAGACAAAGCAGACTCCTCGGAGATCAGCATGGTCGCTTGGGCCTTCTCCGTGCTATTCGGCATTGTCACGTATCTCATAACAAGCCGCAACGCCCTGCCGGATGAGCTGGTGTATACCCCGCTGCTTATCCTTCTGTACTCGATTTTGATCCATCTCTTCCAGCTCCCTGCATGTCAGGCAGTCTGGAAGCCGATCCTGAAAAGATGGTTGGAGAGGAAAACAAATGGCTGACCTGATCATCGGACTGATCGTCGCCGTTCTCGGACTGCTGGGATTCGGGATCTACAAGTCCCACAAACTGGACGAGCAGAAGGAAAAGACTCAGGAGGCCGAGGCCAAGGCTGAGATTGCGCAGAAACAGATGGAGGTTGTCCATGAAGTCAGAAAGGAACTCAAGGTCATCGAAGAGGAGAAAGCGCCTGAGAAAGTCGAGGCACCTGATCATGGTGACAGCTTTTCTCGTCTTGACCGTCTTAACAGGCTGCACGACAACTAGTGTCACAAAAGAGCAAAACACCTTCAAGGAAACACTATTGTCCATGATTCCGGCTTTGCCGGAGGTCCCGGCTCTTCCACAGCTGACCTGGACATATCAGGACGGGCTCTATTGCCTTGACGAGCAGAACGTGGACAGGCTCCTGGACTATGGCGAGAACACG